TTAACTGGAGCCGTGACAACCAACAGTACCTTTGATGGTGTAGACATTGCTACCAGAGATGGTGTACTTACTTCTACTACAGCTACCGCAGCAGCAGCCTTGCCCAAAGCTGGCGGCACTATGACAGGCAATCTAGCCACAGCAGGTATCAGCAGTGTCACAGCAGGTACATCAAACTTTGTAGCTGGTGTTAACGCTGGTAATAGCATTGTGTCTGGTGGTAATAAGAATACTTTAGTTGGCGATGAAGCTGGCACTACAATTACTACGGGTGATAATAACACTGGGGTTGGTTATTTTGCTTTATATTCTAACACTACAGGTGTCAGCAACACTGCATTAGGTGCAGACACTTTAACTGTAAACACGACAGGCGCTAACAACACTGCCGTTGGTAGACAGGCTTTAGACTCTAACACTACTGGCGGTGACAACACTGCTTCTGGGTTTGATTCTCTAAGTGATAACACCACAGGTTCTTTCAATTCTGGTTTTGGATATGAGGCTTTGGCTCGTAACACTACGGCAAATAATAACACTGCTGTTGGTTATCGTTCTTTAAAGTTTAACACTACAGGTACAGGCAATACAGCAGTGGGGAAAAACGCACTAGACGCAAACATAAGTGCATCTAATGTCACTGCTGTCGGCCTTAACGCACTAGGCTCAAACACCACAGGTGCTAACAACACTGCTGTTGGTACAGCTTCTTTAGGTAGTAACACTACAGCAAGTAAAAACACAGCATTTGGTTATGCTTCTTTAAATGCTAACACTACAGGTACAAGCAATACAGCAGTTGGTGACATTGCTTTAGTAGCAAACACCACAGGTGCTTCAAACGTAGCAGTTGGTGAGGGTGCTTTAACATCTAACACCACAGCAAGTAACAGCACTGCGGTTGGTTTGTCTGCTCTGCGTAATAACACTACAGGGGCAGAAAACACTGCTGTTGGAAGAAGTGGTTTATATAGCAACACCACAGGTTCTAACAATATAGCAGTTGGTTCATACGCTCTGTCATTAAACACCACAGGGGCTAGCAACACTGCCGTTGGTTTAAGTGCTTTAGAGGCTAACACTACAGGTATAGAAAACACTGCGGTAGGTTATAATTCTTTGGACGCTAACACTACAGGTGATAACAATACCGCTATAGGTCGTCTTGCCCTTACCGCAAACACTACGGCTGGTTCTAATACCGCAGTAGGAGTTGCAGCGATGCAGTCATCTACAACAGGTTCTTACAACACGGCTGTCGGTGCTGGAGGTGCTGGTAATGCTCTTACCACAGGGTCTAACAATACGTTTGTAGGGTATCAAGCAGGTAGGACTTTTACAACAGGATCAGAAAACGTCTGCATTGGGTATCAATCTGGTGGCACGTCAGACAGCAATAATTACTCACTATGGATAGCTAGAGGCAGTAGTGGTGTTGGCTCTTCTTCCGTATGGATTTATGGTAATTCAAGTGGTGCGTGTTATCAAGGTAATAATTCATCATCATGGACTACAGTATCAGATGAACGAATTAAAAAAGATATTGTTGATAGCCCTAATGGTCTAGCAAAGATTGATGCTATTCAAGTGCGTAACTTTAATTTTAAAACAGATAACGAAATAACTGTTGAAGGATTTACTGCGTGTGATTCTGAGGGATTACAAACAGGCGTGATAGCACAAGAGTTAGCATTAGTTCTACCTAACGCAGTTACCGAAAACGAAAACGGAATGAAGCAAGTTAACACTGACCCAATCTTTTGGTCAATGGTCAAAGCAATACAAGAATTATCAACCCAAAACGCAGCACTTGCTGCACGTTTAACAACCCTAGAAGAAGGATAGTAAAGATGGATGAATTAACAGCAGAACAAATCGCACAACACTACTCAGCTTGTGGTGATTCCGTAGCACTAATCAATGGCAGTCAGCCAGAAGGTATGTCCGATGAAGATTGGGCAGACTGTGTAGCACGTAACAAGGAACATTTGGTTCTTATGTTGGCTAAAGATTACTGGACTACCGAAGATATGACTGCTATCACAGCAGCCGCAGCTTAGGAGAATAGTATGGCATACGGAACTAAGATGGTATCACCACCAAAGAAGGGAAAGAAAAAGAAGACTAAAAAATAATGTATGCTCTTGTAGTAGCTACTATGCTCTCTGTAAGTACAGAACCTGCAATGCCTGTAATGGTATCTAGTTATTCAACTCTTAAGAAATGTAGAGTGGAGTTACTGGTAGTAGCTAAAGAGTTAGAGTATGCGTTAGTTACGAGTCCTCTTTTAGGCTATGCGGCTCAGAAAGAAACTGAGGATAAAACCACGATAGCATTCTGTGTAAAAAACATTGAGAGTATATAATGAACTCTAGTCCTTTAGAGATATACCCAGTTCATGTATCACCTACTCTTGCTCCTATAGGACAGGGTTTACTTATTGAACCATCTGTCAACAAGGTTAATGCTGAGTACCTAGTAGTTCAACCATCAAGAGAACCATACGGGATTCCCGTAGAGTATACAAAGAGGGTATGGGTATGTTAGCAGAACTGGCTATTGCGAATGCTGCCTTTGCAGTTATCAAGCAAACATTATCCAATGGTAAGGAGATTGCTGATGCTGGATCTGCTGTAACTAAATACTTTAGTGCAAGTCAATCTATACAACAGAAAGCTGCTATTGGTACTGGTGATGTACTAGGTGCATACCAAGCAAAGCAAGCAATAGAGAGGCAAGAGAAAGAACTAGAGTTTATGCTTAACAAACAGTCTATTCAAGGATACTATAAGTATTGTCAGTTTAGAGATGAGTTCCATAGGAAACAAAAAGCAGATGTTAAGAAACAAAAAGCACAGGCCAAGGAAATTAAAGATACTTTGGTATTAGCAGGGCAGGTTGTAGGAATCCTTGTAACTATCCTAGCTGCTTTCTTTGGCGTAGTTATGTACATCAAATATTAAATATGAGTGATACTAAATTGACAGAATCAGAGAAAGATGAGATAGCTGAGTTAGCTGCACAGAAAGCGTATGATCGTTTCTACCTTGCAGTAGGTAAGTCGGTTGTTAAGAAGTTAATGTGGATCATTGGAGCAGGTTCATTTGCTTGTTGGTTATACTTTCAAGAGGGTACATTCTAATGCCAGACGCTAAACTAACTAAGCTAGGTCTAACAGCCTACAACAAACCTAAGCGTACACCTAACCATCCTAAGAAGTCTCATGTGGTGGTAGCTAAAGAAGGTGGAGTAACTAAGACTATTCGCTTTGGTGAGCAAGGGGCTAGTACAGCAGGTAAGCCCAAGGCTGGTGAGAGTGATAAGATGAAAGCCAAGCGTAAGTCATTCAAGGCTAGGCATGGTAAGAACATTGCTAAGGGTAAAATGTCTGCGGCATATTGGGCTAATAGGGAAAAATGGTGAGGTTATTATGAAAGGTGTTAAACATTACTTACTAAATGGTAAGGAGTACAAAGGTAAGACGCACAAGCATACGTCAGGTAGAGTTATGACAGGTGCAAAGCATACTCCTTCTAGTAAACCTCTAACTCATAAGAAGAAGAAGTAATGTTTGGTATGCCGATAGAAGTTATCACATTGCTGTTAAGCGTCCTAGGAGGCGCTGTAATGAAGATGTGGGCACAGGCACAGAAGGATAAGGCTGACCAGCAAAAGATGCTCATGCAGCAATTCTCGGCCTCTGAGGACAGTGTAGCAGCAGCACGTAGCTACGATACTCCTAATGCACAATGGATACGTAGATTCCTAGTGGTGTCCTTTATGGGTATGGCAATGTTTATTCTTATTGCTCCTATCTTAAACCTACCAACAGTAGTACCAGTAGAAGTAACCAGTGGATTTAAACTTCTATTCTTTGACTTCACTACAACAGTAACAGAGTGGAGAACACTAGAGGGTATGGTTACTCCTGAGTGGCTACCTCATGCAATCATGTCAGTTGTTGGTATGTACTTCGGTCAATCAATTGTAGCAAGAAAATAAACCTCTTGACTTTTAAACAGAAATATGGTATAATCCTATGAATTACTTAGCAGCAATCAACTCAGTTCTTGTACGTCTACGAGAGCGAACAGTAGAATCTATTAATGAGAATGAATATTCATCTCTTATATCTACTTTCATTAATGATTCAATTCAAGAAGTAGAACAAGCATGGGACTGGTCTGCCTTACGTCAGAGTCTAACTGTTACTACTACTAATGGTATTTTTAATTACGAACTAAATGGTTCTCAGAACAGCATCAAGGTTCTAGGGGTTGTTAACGCAACAACTCAAAGTGATGTTGATTACCAGACTGCCAATTGGTTTAATGATAGATACTTAACTCCTTCTCCAGCCACTGGTTCTCCTAGTTACTACTCTTTCAATGGTGTAGGTACTGATGGAGATACGCTTGTTGATCTATACCCTAAGCCTGATGGTGTGTACACAGTTAGGTTTAATGTTGTTCAGAGATCAGCAGACCTAGTAGCAGAGTCAGATAGAATACTTTGTCCTCATCGTCCTATCGTTCTGTTAGCCTACGCTAAGGCTGTAGAAGAGAGGGGTGAAGATAATGGACAGACAGGTAACACTGCATACATGGCAGCTAACAACTCATTATCTAACGCAATAGCATTAGATGCGTCAAAGCATCCAGAAGAGACTATATGGTATAATGTATGAAACAATTAGTTAGTTCTTCCATTGCAGCCCCTGGATTTTATGGGTTAAACACTCAGGAAAGTAGCATTACTTTA